GCTGTCTGAATTCCGAAGCTAGCTAAAACTCCTGTAAAAACTGAAGCTATAAATGTCGGATCTATTTTCTGTTGAGGGACGCCAGGTATGGCGACATAGTTTAAAGTTAAGATCCCTCCAGACCAGGCCAGGACAGTAATTCTGACCATTGTAGATATGATCGCTGCCTGTTCCTCTGGGTCGGGAAGTATAGCATCTTTTGCCTTAGCAAATATACCTTTCTTCTCTTCTTTTACCTCTTTATTTTTTTCAATAGTCATTATAACTTATCAAGGCCATTCTATTTAGTTAATTATGATAGTGGTATTACCTAAATTAAACCTCTTCAAATGTACAACCACCTGGTATTGTTCTACTATGAACAATAACATAAGTCATACATTTAAGACTAGTACCGACATTAGAAGAAGCAGATGTCCCTTGAATACTAAACGTCCAATCACTATTATTACCTCTTTGAGTAGAGTCGCTGTTATTAGCAATTGTCAATGAACCAATATTTCCACTATTTTCAACTATGTGAGATGAGACACCACCAGTAGCATCAGATGCACCATATGCACCAATCACCTTACAATATGAAGGAGTACCTGGATAATGTGGATGAGCTTGGAATAATTCAATCATAAAGGGACCAATATTTGCATTGGCAAATGTAAGTGTGACCTTAAAAGTAACACCATCGTTAATAGTAGTACTATCACTATACATATGCATTCTCATAACTTCATCATTTGAATGACTACTATTAGGCCCATATGATATACCATGTGAGAATGAAGCTTCACCATTACCAATAAGTTTTAAAACTTCTGTCTGGGAAGTTGAGTCAGAACCATTATGAATATTAAATCCAAGGAAATTAGAACCTGCACCACCACTATGTTCTGCTTTGATTGAATGATACCTAATTGTATGGTAGGGTGCAACTCTTCCAATTCTTACAACTTCTCCTATGACATCAGCTTCTGAATGATGAAGTGACAATAATGGATCAGTTTCACTTGCATTTCTCACATCTAGAGCTGATACTGGATTATTAGTTCCTATACCAACCTTATTATCTGGAGTTATAGTAAGTTTAGCGTCAGCAAATCCACCTGATAAATTACTTGTAGAAATATGGAAAGAATCATTTGTATCTAAATATCCCTGACCTAAACTCCACTGAAGAGTACCTGCTCGTGCCATATTTAATAGCACAGGTCTACTCTCACCATCACTAGGAGAATTAATTAGAATTTGTGCCGAGTTATTAGGATGAACCTGGTTGAACTCAGCAATATAATCAGAAGCATCTTCAGAGTTTACTTTGAGTGTGCCAGTACCTGTATAAATTATGTCATTATTGGCATTAAGCTCTAACTTATTACTACCCTCAACTAATCTATCTGAAGGAGTAAGACCCATACCAATCCACTTATCTCCATCCCACTTGTAAGTAATAGATCCTTCAGTGTGGGTATCATTAGTATTAGGACTTGCGGGAAAAGTAATTGGCATCTATCTGATCAGATCTAGTGTCTCCAAATCTATTTAGCGTTTGCTGTCTGGAATGGTGACTCAGCAAAAGCAGCGTATATGATTCTAGAACCTTCATCATTAGAGAAGAGCCAACTTTCCCTGATTTTAAATCCATTTGAAAGGAAATCAAGTCCAGGTTCATCATTTTCAGCATCATTACCTGATGGTCTCAAATTCAATCCTACTGGATTGACAGGATTTCTAGAACTATCATAGATATGCCAATCTCTAGCTTCACCTGTAACAATCTTAATCATAACATAAGCGGGTCTAAATCCACAATACACGAAAGGTCCGTCGTCATCTTCGTTCCCAAGATAGCTTCCAAACCTACTATAACCTTCTATTTCTGCCCAGACAAACATCATGCAATCACCTTGATTTGCAAGTCCTTGTCCATGTGTTAATACTGTATCTGTTGGTTCAGTTCCCCATGCTGCAGCATTACTGAAGGTTGCATTCTGATCATCAAAATTTATCCAAGCAGATGCTCCCAAACTTTGATGATACATATACCATTCTGTTGTATTAGTATATGGTTTATAGATCCAGAAAGCAGGTTTCTTACCAAGTCCATGTCCAACTGTAACATCACTAGAACTTGTTTGTGCAGTAAATCTAACCATACTAAATCCCGCCTCTTTATTTACAGAAACTGTAGATGTAACACTTCCATCATTGTTTGTGAATGCTCTACCACCTGCTTTCCAACACCAGGCGACATAGGAATCTCCAGGATCATTAGCATTATTCCAATCAGTCAGAGTAAATCCAGATTTTCCATAGTCAAGTATCTTATGAGTAGTATTACCAGCGGTTGCTGAATTAGTATATTGGGCATAATTTATAATACTATTAAATATTACATGATTATCCACATAGTTTCTTGGTTTTAACCAAACCAAATCTGGTTTAAATCCAACACCATCAATCCTTCTACCCCATACACCATCACCACTCCAAAGCACAGTCTTAAAGTGCTCACCAGGATCAGAAATAGCAGGAGAAGGTGTGTTATCATCACATAATGATAAGAAACCAGTTGGAACTGCATACTTGAACAGTCCCTTACCGCTACTATCTGTATTAGTTCCTGTTGTTACCCTTCCAGAGAAGCTTGGGTCTTGACCAAAGTTAAAAGCACATACTGCTTCATTCTGACCAGGATAAACATACAATGCTACGGAAGGAATTATGAATGTAGATGTTGATGCAACATCTACTGCTGGATTAGTACCACTTCCAGGATTTCCACTATTGAAATAAGTTCCATTTATTCCAAACCAAACTTTTAATGTTGTTGCAGTTTTTTCAAAGGCAACGTTAATAATATCTCCATCTACAGCTGCAGTTATACCTGATGTAACAACACCAGCAGCATTTCTATCTTGATTGCTTACAATCTTTGGTGTTCCTGCATCTGCCCAATATACATGGTCTCCTATATCTTCAAAACCATCTGTCTCTTTATAGAAGTCATTACTATCAGATTCTCTTACACCTACACACCAGTTTTCTCCAACAGCTCCAGCTGCTTTTGGTCTATCTACTGCCATAAATTCATAATACCATTTTCCTTCGCCAACTCCAAATGAAGCATGAGTTCTTTCCCAATGACCATTTGGAGAATGAGCACATGTTAGATTTCCATTAGACAATACTGGTTTTGAAGTTCCATATGTTCCTGTTGTTTGATAAAAAAGAGGGTTCAAAGTAGCAAAGTTATTCACAGAAGTATCAGGAGTTACTCTCCAACTTTCAATACCTGTTCCTAAATCGCCATGTAGAATTGTAAAAGGTTTGGGAACATCAAAACCACCTTTGTATTTTGCTACACCTGTGTAGACACGAATATCTACTATTTGACCTGGAAAGAAATTAGTTTGACTTATTTTACTAGCACCAATGTAGGTAGAAGAAGTAGCATCATAGTTATAAGTATCTGGAGAGCTATCTTTAGCTACTCCATCAACATATAGTGTCACTACATCGTTATGTTTCTCAACAACAATATGATGCCAAGCATCATCTCTAAGATCCTGACGACCATATATTCTATACCCGTTGTTTGCTGCAATAAATGATACCTCACCATCTGCTCCACTTCCTCCTGAATTTGGGTGATAAATTGTTGCAGCATTTTGTGTATTAGAATCTCCATTAACACCAATACTGGCATTCCAATAACTTTGTACAGCTGCTCCAGGTGATTGTCTAATCCATTCTTCAATAGTCCAATCACCGTCACCTAATACAGGGGTGGTGCATGTGAAATAATCTTCAGCAGCAGTATTAATACCAAAGTTTATTGCACTTCCATAATGTGAAGGAAAATTATGAGCTATACCAGCATTACCATTTGCTGTAAGAGTTAGATTACTTCCACTACCTCTGATATCAGCAGAGTAATCTCTTGGTACGTCTTCCTGTTTGACTACAACATTATCAAAGTCAACTTGTGTTTGATTTCCTCCACCAACTTCTAACCAAAGAGTAGTTGTTGTGGTTGTTGCAGTAAAACTTGTTCTATGTCTTCCTCTAGAAACATTGTGAAGTGCTGTTTGTCCAGTGTGAAGATACCTTTCAGCAAGAGTAATATCCGTTGTTGTTCCTACGTTTATTCTTGCGAAGGGAGAAGGAGGAACAGAAATAGGATCAGCAGCAATGACGTCTACAGAAACTGAATATCTCTGTCCGATTACAGTAGTGAAGCTCTGATAAACAGCACCATTTACAGCAACATTTGGAACTATTCTTAAGTAACCACCTTGCATCCATGATGTTGTTGCATCAACTGTTGTCCATCCACTAAGATCATTATCAAAACCTCCATTCGTAATTAAATTTGCACCAGTAGCAGTAGAAATACCAGGAACAGCAAGAATAATAGAACCAGTCATTTCATTTTTGGTTGCAAAAGTATCTCCAACAGTGCTACCACCATTAGGAGAAACTGCAGATGCTGCTGCACTAGTAGATGACTGACAGCATAAAAGTTTTGTATTTGTTATATTTGTAAGTCTTGTTGTTGGTGGTGTAAATGGTTCTGTATAAACTGCTGATCCATTAACCAAACGGAAATCAGATATGAATCCCTTAAATTCATAAGTACCAGGAGCAGGAGCATAATCTCCAATTGACCAAACAGTTGAATTATCATGAACTGATCCTGAAACAACTAATGGGCCATAAGTTTTCTTACCATTAGTATACATACACCAAGTATTATTACCAGGCTCTCTCACCACTGCAATGTGAGTCCATTTTCCTTTAGGTACAGATCCGTTCTGAGATGTTACTCCGTTTATTACATTATAACTACTTCCATTACCACTAACAAAAAGTTGTAAAGCTTCAATATCATCTTTCCAATATACTTGAAAACCAAATCCTTTATTAAATAGAGCTCCATAACCAGACTGAGATGTATCCTGTGGATATACCCAACACTCAGCAGTAAAAGGAGCACCACCTAAATCAAGATCAGAATGATCAGGAAAGTGAAGTGCAGATGATGTACCATCACCACCAAAGTTTACAACTCCTTCAAACGGAAGATCTTCTGATCCTTTTTCTTCTCTTAACTCACTAACATATGCATCAGAAGTTGTAGGAGCACCGCTACGTGGTTGTGGTAACTCCTCTCCTTTCAATTTAATAATACTATCAGAAGTACAATGTAAGTCAGCACCAGGATTAGAGCTATCATTCATAGGAAGATAGTAACCATTAACACCGAATCCACCACGTCTTTCAATCTCAGTTATAACTTTTCTTGGTAAATGTGGAGACCACTGACCTGGACGGAAATCAGTAGAATACTTATGACCAGCAGAGTAATAACCATCACCTTCTCTACTATAAGCAAACACATCTGGTGTGAGTGCTTGACCATCTACAAAGAAATGATCAAACGCTTGCAACTTGGTTTTATTTCCACCTGTTGTGTTTGCAAATAATGTATTAATAATACCTTTATTACCCCAATTAGTCATTAAATTATTTGCTGGAACTCCTGGATTTTGACTAGAATTACCTCCAGTTTCAATCATTCTACGACCATTCACAAAGAGTTTCATTCTCTCAAGTGTCTGATCATTATTGGTCATATTGTCCCCAGTGTTTAAAGCTGAGTCATAAACAAGCAGAACATGCATCCAAGCTGAAGGATCTCTCAACTTATCATAATTAATAAATCCACCATTTATTTGATTAGTTTCATCCCAAAAAAGAGCTCTTAAAGAATCGCCACCATCATCATCATTGAATCTTAATGCATCTGCACCCTGATTAGCAGCAGTTGCATAAAAAAGATATGTTGATGTACCAGTAGAATTGAAAATATTTCTCTTTATCCAGAAAGACCAAGTTCCTTTAGTTCTAGAACCAGTGCTTGTAGGGGTTCTTTTTAAATAGTGTGACATTATTTCTTATCTAACCTAAAGTAGTAGAACCTGATGGATAATAGTCAGTAAAGATCTCTACCCACTCAGTACCATTATATACTTTGTAAGCATTTTCCACAGTATTGAAGTAACGATCTCCCTCAGTATTGTTGCTTGTTGGATCGCTAGCTAAGGCACCCAACATCTTTGTGCCGTTGATGAATATTGGCATTAGTTTACCTCCTGTAGCATGAACTTGTACTTCTTACCGCTTCTCCTATTTATTAAGAAGAGGTCATCTTGACCCTCCTGAATCGTGTACTGACCCCAAGTTCCATCTACTTCATTGACAGCACCCTGATTAGATAGTTGAAGGTCAGCAGAGTAGATGTTTGCCCACCTCTTAGTTGCTGATCCAAGATTATCAGTATTATCTACTGATGGTTCAACATTAGCTTTAGTGGTTATAATACTTCCAACATTAAGACTACATGTACTTGAATGGTTAGCACACGATAGATTTAGAGAAGAAGCATTACCATTTATACCACCTTGTGAAACAGTAAGACCATTAACGTAAAGTGCGTCACCACCAGGATTATATGTTAGTCCAGAACCACCTTGTATAACACCAGCAGCAGTTTGAAATAATACAGGTAATCCTGCTGGAACATTTATATTATCTCCTGCTACAGCACCTAAAGTTATAGTACCATCAACAGTTAAATCGGTTGGAAGACTATTTGGTGAAGCATCAACCCATTGTTCAGTAGTACCATCATCATAGTATACGAACATGCGTCCGTCGTCTGTGTCATACCAAAGGTCTCCTTCATTAGCAGAAGAAGGAACATCGGATTGAACAGCAGCTCCTCCACCAATCTTACCCCAAACATTTCCATCATATCCTTCAAATACATTAGAGGTATCGTTCCAGCGTAGCATACCTTCTGATGCTGGATCAGGACGCTCAGCATCAGTACCAGAAGGTAGTTGTAAATATCCAGTACCAGATAGAGTTAAATTACCAGATACTTCAAGTGATGTAAGAGTACCAACAGAAGTTAGAGAAGATCCAGTAACACCAGTGCCAAGAGTCGCAACAACACCAGTGCCAGCAGTAGGTCCTATCTGAGTCAAACTCAACATTTGACGTGCATTTCCAGAACCATCAATGATATTAAATGTCTTACCGTTGACAAGTTCCATGTCCTCAGAGGACTGCCAAGCATCATTAGCATTAGACCATGTTAATGTGTGATCACTTGGAGAACCTTTTAGGATAATACCACCACCATCAGCTGCAGTATCAGAAGGACCAATAGCACTGAACGTTGGTGTACCAGATCCACTTACGTTATTAGAAAGTGTTGCTGTATTACCAGAAATACTTGCAATAGTTGTTCCATTAGGAACTGTAACACCAGCAGTATTTGAAGTTACTACCATACCAGGAATTAATCCTAATGTAGGAGAGATGGCAGTAATATTTGCAGAACCATCAGTAGTAGCACAAGTAAATTGTGTACTTGAAACTTTAGCAAGTTCAATATTTTTATCTGCTACTTCCAGAACGTTTGATTGAACTACTGTCTGAACACCATTGACAATAAAATCACCTTTAACTGTGAGACTACTATTAACAGTAACATCATTATTAAGAGTAACATCAAAATTAGAATCACCTCTAATCCAGAACTCAGTTCCAGATCCAATAACAAGTTGTCTATCTCCAGCAGCATTTAATGGTGCATAAGTAGCATCATTAACTGGGTTTCCACTATCAGCAGGACCAATCAATACATTACCAGTTCCAGTGGCATTATATCCAGCATAAAATCCAAGGCAGACATTAGCATCTCCAACAGTATTTGTCTCTAATGCATTAGCTCCCAATGCAACGTTGGCATCTCCCTCAAGGTTGGCGAGCATTGCACCACGACCCACTGCGGTATTGTTATCTCCAACACCAGTAGCTCTTAATGCCTGATGTCCTAAACCAGTATTTCCAGCACCTGCATTTACTGTTAATAAACTTTCGTATCCAAATCCACTGTTTTGAGATCCAGCAACTACTGATAGTAGTGCTTGTTTACCAACAGCAGTGTTCGTAGCAACTGCACTATTTCCTCTACCAACTGTAATTGGATCAGTTGTTCCACCTCTAATTAAAATATCAGAATTAGCAACATCAAGTCTAGCATTACAAGTTAGAAGATCTGTGTTAGCACCACCAACTGTCATATCTTTTTCTACAACTAAATCACCACTGATAGTCGTAGTACCAGATGAATTACCAATATCAATTACAGTTGCAGCACCACCAAACTGAATTGATTGAGCACCAGAATTAATCAGAGCAAAACCAGTAGATGTAGTGGTGAGACTAGTTAAGATAACAGGACTAGTCTGGAATACAAGATCATCAGTACCAGTTGTACCACTAATTAATGTTCTTAACTGAGTAGCTGTTGTAGAAGCAAATGATGCGAGAGTATCAGATTTATATGCTACATCACCACCAACTCTAAAGTTTACGTTAACATTTGAAAGATCATTATCAGATGTAAATGTCAGATCATTATCAATATCAACTGTTTTACTAGACTGAATATCAAGAGAAGCAGAGGCAGTAGAAGCAATCTCTAATCCATTAATAGAGGTTGCTGTTGCAGCACCAAGAGAAGGAGTAGTTAAAGTAGGAGAAGTTAATGTTTTGTTTGTAAGAACTTGTGTTTCATTTTCAGTAACAAATCTATTTTCTACAGAACCATCCCATGATCTCCAGTAAGAACCTGTCTCATTCCACTGCAGTTGTTGATAGGAAGTTACAACATCATTAGCATCCGTAGTTCTATTGACTTGAATACCACCATCTGCACCCGTGATAGAAGTTCCTTTCCTTAATTCAATAATATTATCCTCTACCAGAAGAACAGTAGTGTTTAAAATAGTTTGACTACCATCAACTTTTAAATCACCAGAAATTGTAACTGTAGATCCATCATCAGAAATAATACTATCTGCTAACTGAGCATTACCATTATCCCATTTTAATATTGTATTGCCACTTAAGTTTGAAGCATTCTTTAATTTAAAATCATTAACATCTAGAAGAATACCATTACTAGCAGTTAAAATAGCACCAGTATCACTGTTAATTGAACTAATTTCAATTTCAACTTGTCCAGCATTATTTGTAGACTGGGTAATTGTTGTTGCACCAGATTGTTTTAATATAAAATCTCCTGATTGTGGTGCGATAGGACTTCCGTTATTATCACTACCAAGTTTAGTTACAGTATCGTCATCTTGACTAGAAATGGTAATTACATCTCCAGTTTGAGATACAGTGACGTTTGTTCCACCTTCAATAGAAACTTGAGTTGTGCTTGTTCCATTTGTTGATGGTGTATAAGTTCCTGTAGATCCACCACGAATTTGAGTTACTGTATCTGTGGATGTATAAGTGATTTCAGGATCACCTGTTGATCCATTTACTCCTTGTGATACTGTAGTTCCTGTTCCATCAAGAAAAGTAAAGTTACCTGTACTTCCATCAGCAGGACCATATGAACCACCACTTCCTGCTCTAATTTTTGTTTTTGTATCTGTATCAAGAGCATCAATATTTACAACGCTTCCAGTCATAGAGACTGTAGCAGCTCCTGATGATGTAAAACTTATCGCTCCTGATTGTGCAGATCCACCAGGAGCATTGATAGTAGTAATCGTATTATTATCTACAACATGTCCACTTAAAGTGAGAGTATCTGTAGATCTATCTAAGAATAAAGATACTGCATTTGATCCACTAGGAACGGTAGCTGGTGTACCAACTTTAAGTGTAACATCAACGTCAACACCAGCACCAGCGTTACCACCAGAAGTTAATCTAAGTAATTTTTCAGATGCACTGGTTCCATCTTGTGCGGAAATAGCATATGTTGTATTGTTATCTGGTGTGCTTACAGATCCACCTAAAGCAATAGTAGTTCCGTTGATTGTGATACCAGAGTTTACAAGAGAACTATTAGCAATATTTGTAATAGTATTATTAGATCCAGAAAAAATACAAGACTCAAGTGTTTTATTAGTAAGTGTTTGAGTTTGTGTCAGATAAACATCACCAGGACTATCCCATAAAACCGTTGTACCATTACTAGTCAAATATTTACCCGAACCAGTATCTCCACCAACAGTGATACCGTTGCCAGTAAGATCCAGATTGTCACCTGATACCAGTTCTTCAATCTTCTTTGATACAGAATTGACAATTAACGGAAAACGATCAGCCATTTAACTTCCCAGTGGATACTAGTGCTCTTGTTTATTTATGCCTTATGAAACAATGATCTGTCCAGACATACTACTATGGTTCTGACAGATATAATAATAAGTCCCTGGTGTTACCCCATTAGTATCCCAAGTAATATTCAGTGCTTGCTGACCATTATTGGTAATTGTACCAGTAGTAACCCCATCACCTGTTCCTGTAGTCTGTGTTGTTTTAATCCAAAATGGATGACTACCAGAGATGTTGAAAGATAATTCTAATGTATCTTTAGCATTTATATTAATGATTGGATCTGCTGCATCAACATGAGTGGTTGCTCTATCAGAACCATTAAACACATAATCTGATGCACCACTGTTAGTAACACTCAATACAAGTGTCTTAGGTGTTGCCATTGGTGCAGGTCTATTATATGTTGAAGCTCTAGGAAATGTAAGTCCTTTAGATCTACTACCAACTTGCTCAGAAATCATTCCTGTGATACCTGTTCTAGGATTTTTAGCATGTAGATATTTGTTAGGACTACCCTGACTACAAGTATTATCATCAAACAATCCACCATTAGCATCAAAATTCATATCACCGTAGATACTATGATCTGCTAAGTATTTTCTAGCAATTTCTTGTGTGAATCTTTCCTTACCAGTAGCTAAACATGCAAGCACACCTGCTACTTGTGGTGATGCCATACTAGTTCCTTGGATAGGATAGAACCAATTACCAGACCCCACTGAATACTTATTATCAACAAGTCCAGAAGAATTATATGAAGAAAGAATATTATTTCCTGGTGCAAACACATCAATACTAGGACCAAAATTTGAGAAGGTTGATCTTCTAAACTCATGATGGTTTGCTAAAGATCCAACTGAAATTGTATTATCAGAATTAGATGGTGATGATCCTCTATTATAAAAAAGATTTCCAAAACCAAAAGAGACCATATTATCTCTATCAACATCACCATCAGGAACACAATAAAAATTATTATTACCAGCTGCTGCAATAATTATAATACCCTCTGCTATAGCATCCTCAACATCAGCATTGGTTGATGCATTGTCCGCATTAATTTTCATTTTGTTGGGAGCAAATCCAAAGTCTGCTTCTAGTCCTGCCCAAGTCCAACCACTAGGATTAGGATTTCCACTATTATAAGTTATTCCTCTATAAATTACCTGAGTAATATCAGCAAGATCAAGACTTGCTTTCTCTAATATATCAGCAAGATTATAAGAATAACTCCAACTATGATTTGTAATAGTTGGGTTCTTGATTCCTGTATCTGGATTGACTGTCTTACTTCTATGGAAAGCTCTCAAATAATCAAAGATTAATAGATCTGGTACAGGTGTTCCTTGGTTAGAATTATTACTAAGAACTTGCATACTATAGATATTTGCTTCTCTAGCCCACCCATAGTGTTGACCTGCTACTGTTCCAGCAACATGTGTTCCATGACTTTCACTATTACTAGCGTTGTTAACGTAATTAGGATATGGTGCTGATGGAATAGTTTGACTATCATCATCAATAGTTCCTACAAGAGTATTAAGTTGATTGTACCAATCATATTCTATAAATCTAGTTTGACCTGTAGTAGGACTATACCATTCCTCACAATCAGATGATACTGGATCATCACAGATCACTACATCAACATGCTTACCATCATTAAAAACATTTACAGTATCAACAACCTGTTCATAAGTTCCACCATCACTAATACGACCAAATTGATTTTTACCTCTTTGTGCAGGATCACCAGCACAGTGAATGTGTCCCCACTGTCTATCAGTGTCTATTACAGTTGGTACATTTACAGTATCATCTTTCCAAAAATTTCCATTAATACTATATTCATTGTAATTAACAGCATCCCTACCCATAGTCATACCACGTTCTTTTGGTGGTAGTTGTACATCCCACACTCTAGGGTCTTGACGTAATACTTCTGCTTGTTTCTCTGTCATTTTGTAATGTGTGTTCCTACTCATAGGACGCTTCATTACTAAATGATAATCACTCATCTCATTGTAAAACTGCTCTAAATCTTCATGTTTATAGAGCGTTACGATGTAGACTTTTTCTTCCATATCAAGCCTCTATTTGAACATATGTAAGAGTTACCTGTACGTTTGCTGTAGAACCACTCTTGTTTACAATCTTAGCGTATGTTGTTGCTACAGATCCAGAGTTAAAACAAATAGTACCAGGTGTAATTAATTGTGTAAGAGGACCAGTAGTAATCACCTCAGCAAGAACACCAGAACCAGGAGTAGGATCAGTTGTCTCTACTCTACTTGCATCATTAGTTCTACTAGTAGTATCAGTGTAAAGAGTTACCCATGCAGCATGTGATGTTTCAATACTATACAAAGCAAATCCTTTTGCAGTTGAAATAGAAACATTTGCTGCAGTATTATTAGCAATAGACTGTGTTACACTTGCTGTTTTTCTTGTTTGTAGTCCAGCTACAGGTGTCCATGTGATACCACCAGATCCATCACTAGTCAATACCTCAGTGGCATTTCCGTTCACTGTTGGATAGGTCAAACCACCAACAGTCATAGATCCAGCAGTTAAACTACCAGTTGTTGAGAATGATCCACCAGTAACTTGACCAGTAGATCCATCAATCTGTGCTCTCCATGTGTTAGTGGCAATATTACCAATATAAAGTCCAACACCATCAGCAGTATTGATTCCAACACCACCAGCAGCATTTAAACTAATAGCATAAGCACCAGCATTCTGAACATCCAATCTACCTGTTCCAGCACCACCTGTTAATGTCAATGCTTGTCCAGCATTTGTTAGAGTCAATGCATTAGCAGTTGAAGCACCTCTACCAGTTACAGTATCTAATGTATCTGCTTCTGCTGAAATAAAATTAGAAATATCTGGAGGAGTGTATGAAAAAACTCCAGTGTTATTGTTATAACTTAACGCTGGACTACCAGCAGCATTAGTAGTGACACTAAACAAAGTTGTATCAGTTGCACTAGCACCAGCACCTGCTGCTTCCCATGAAGATCCATTCCACGAGTAAGTAATACCCGCTACTGTATAGGTATAAGATCCATTGGTTGGTTGCCCTGCGGTTGAGGGAAAATTTATTGCCATTGTTGTGTTCCTTCGTGGTATTTATTATGCGTCTGTGATTGCTAGTATAGCTGTTTTAAATGCTTCATAGTCTCCAGAAGCATTCAATGCATCCTTTAACTTAGAAAGTGGTATGAGATAACTTGGTGCTTGAGCAGTTCCAACTTCATTATGTTGTGCTACCTTAAGAAAATCTCCCTCAAAGTAAAGAGTATTGTCAGATAAGAACAAGTGTCTTACCTTCTTCTCTGCACTACCTATATCATACTGTTCATGATCATTAGGTAATAGATGACCATTAGATGTAAATCTCCAACGAATTGCTGAAGTAGTTCCATTATCAGTCTGGAATTCAATAGCATTAGCATTAGTATCAGATGTAATGTTTATACCATTAGTTCCATTGGTAGTGGTCTGACTCAAAGCATTTGGATCTGCCAAAGGAGGAGATGTGTCAACCCACTGAGAACTATCAACATCTGTATAGTATACCTTTAAACGACCAGTGTCACTTTCCCACCACAAATCACCAGCACTAGGAGTACCAGCAGGAATAGTATCACTAATAGTTACATTAGCACCACCTCCACCACCAGTTTGATTAACCCACTCAAGCTCTGTACCAGTAGAACTTAGTACCTGACCTGCTGTTCCTAAGTTACCATCCTTGTCTACAATTCCACCAGTAACCTTAATACCATCTGTATGTGTTTCTAGCTTAGCAGATCCAGCATGACATACAACAACTTCTGCTCCTGGTTTAGCAACGACAGCATCATTACCTCCCATAAACCTCAATTGAATCTCACCATATGCTTGTAACTGTATTGCTTTATCCCAAGTATCAGATCCAGTATTCATCTGATTCTGAATAGCAAATACACCACCAGTAGATCTTACACCACTACTATTATTACTAGTATGGAATAATTCTAATTGTCCAGTAGCACCAATACTTATCTTAGAACCAGTACCAGTAGTACCACTATTTGCTGCTACTGATATAGCAGCAACAGTAGAAAGGTTACCACTACCATCTATGGTTAATGCTGATAACTCATTAGCATTTCCTATGGTAAGAACATTCTGAGCTACACTAGCAACTTCATCTCTTCTAGCAGTTGCTTGTCCTGTATTTGAAATAAACCATCCTTCTCCAAGACCAGTATCAATAGCTTTTCCTGCAACAAGTGAAACTCCTCTAATGCCACTATTGGTATCAATATTACCAGTTCCTTGAATACCATTACTATTAAGGTCTAGGTTACCACCTAACTGTGGTGATATATCTTCTACAATATTTTCAAGACCATTTGTAATATACCCTGCACTTGCATGATTACCCCAACCATATGCAGTGTCCCAATTAGAAACGTTAGTATTAGCAGCAAAACCAGAAAGATCTGGTGGTGTGTATGTAAATATACCACTAATGTTACTGTAAGATAATGCAGCAGTTCCTGCAGCTGCAGTTGTAACTGATAGATCTGATAATGCTATACCTACTCCACCACCAACACCACCAGCAGCAATCCAATTAGTACCATCCCACTTAAGAAATTGTCCTGCATTAGGAGAAGGTAAACTTACATCTCCTAGATCTTCAAGACTAGAAGATCCTAAAAATGCACTTGTTAGATATCCCTGTGTACTGTGATCACCCCAACCAAATGCTGTATCCCAATTACCAATCTTTGTATTATTAACATTAGCAGCATCAGAAGCAGCAAATACAGGGTCAGTCTCAGTATAACTCGTCAAATAACCAGCAGAACCATGATCACCCCAACCATATGCAGTGTCCCAATTAGTAATTTTAGCAGTAGTAACTCCAGCAGCATCACCAAGTGATGTTAAGTAACTAGAAAGATTTGGTGGTGTATATGTAAACTCACCATTAGTAGAATTATATGATAAAGCAGGACTACCTGCTGCAGTAGTTGTTACGCTAGGTTGAGCAGGGACAACTGGTTTATTTAAAATAACAGCAATACCACTAGTAGCATCCCAATCAGAATTTACCTGTGCTGCAGGTATACTAGGTTTATTTGATAGACTATTATAGTCACCATCAAAAGTATCAACCCATTGAATTGTTGTACCAGTTGAACTTAAAACCTGACCAGAAGTTCCTGTGACACCAGCGGCTTGAATGGGTTTACCAGCAGGGATGTTGAGACCTTCTTTGATCTCAATAGGAGCATCATCCCCATAATTAGCGATCTGGTTCGCAAGAATTTTTGACATACTTCCAGTCCTGAAGACAATTTTACTAAGCTAGAAGTATTTATTAAACATAAAAAAAGGAGGTGT